GCGTTTGTTTGATCAGGTCCCGGACAAATCTACGGTGAAGCCAGAGCTGGCGCGGGTTTTAGCCTCGGCGATATCCCACATCGGCATCGAAAAACTAAAGGGTTCCGAAAGGGTTCTCGAACCGTTCCTTAACCAGGAACAGGATCAGGAGCAGGAACAGGATCAGGAAGAAGATAGTTCGGGGCATGGCTCCGCCACACCCCCAGACGATCAGAACCAGGACGAAGGCGATAAACCTGAACCCCAAAAAATATACCCGAATGATTTCGAGCAGGTCTGGTCGGTTTATCCAAAGCGGGCAGGGGGTAACAGCAAATCCGATGCCTTCAAAGCCTGGAATGCCCGAATCAGGGATGGAACCACTACGGCGGAAATCCTCGCAGGTGTGGAGCGTTACGCGGCTTTCGTTAAAGCCGAGGGAATCCTGAACACGCAGTACGTGAAACAGGCGAAAACGTTTTTTGGCCCTGGTATGCATTTCAGCGAACCGTGGGCGATTCAGCAGGCGTCAGGAACTCGAGATCCCAATCAGATTTCGGAACCTGACAAAACAATCCCAGCGGGATTCAGGGGGTAGCGATGAAAAACATGATTGGTACCGGGAAAGCACTGGAGCGACTGAAAAAGCTCATTCCCCCTGGCGTTCAGCCAAAATTCGGCAGCGTTGATGAATGGCGTGCCTGGCAAGCCGAAGAAGGCCGTAAGCGCTGTGAGGAACTGGAAAAACAAAACCAGCGCGCACGTGCAGAGAAAATCTTTGGACGTGCAGGAATTCAGGATCTGCACCGCGGCTGCACATTCGCGAACTATCAGGTTGAGTCGGCTGGCCAGCGTCGGGCGCTCTCGATGGCGAAAAGTTACGCGCAGCAATTCGGCTTAGGGTTTGCGAGCTTCGTATTCAGCGGAGCGCCAGGCACCGGGAAAAATCATCTGGCGGCGGCAATCGGAAATCACCTGCTGGCTGGTGGCAGCTCTGTGCTGGTGGTAACCATTCCGGATCTCATGCTGCGTGTTCGGGAATGTTATGACGGCGGGCAGTCAGAGGCGTCATTGCTGGAGGATTTGTGCCATGTGGACCTGCTTATTCTGGATGAGGTGGGTATTCAGCGCGGAAGCAGCGGTGAAAAAGTCATCCTGAATCAGGTTATCGATCGCCGGCTGTCCTCCATGCGACCTGTCGGCATCCTAACCAACCTGAACTATGAATCGCTGAAGGAAACACTGGGTATGCGGATCCTTGACCGTCTCCAGATGGACGGCGGTATGTGGGTGAATTTTGAATGGGACAGCTATCGCAAAAACGTGCGCCATTTGTGCGTCGTGAAGTGAGGTATGTATGGCTAGAGCATTATCAGCAGTTGAGCGCAGAGAGTACGTCCGCGCAGTGATTCGGATCACCAGGCATCAGGGGCGCCTCACGACCGCCGAGGCAATGAAGAAACTGGGCCTGAGCCGCGCTACTGTCCAACGGTATTTTTCCGAAGCAGAAGCGACTGGCGAGGTTGTCCGGCATGGTCGTTTGGGGCTTTTCCGCGATCAGCGGGCCGTCATCGACTTTGACATGAAGCGTTTTGGCCTGGTGCCGAAAGTTGCTGTTGGGATGAATTACAGCCTGCTTGGTTGCCCCGTATTCCAGCGTTTCCTCGATATTCAGGAAGTCATTTTTACCTGTACGCCTGCATCGTCATCCCGGGAGGCCGTATGACAATCGTAAAAACCCATACCGGCACCGTGATCACCAAAGACGGTCCGCAGGTAAAAAAACTGCACCAGACAGAGCGGATGTGGGTCGTCGGCAAAAACGAGTTTTACCACAAAGAAACCGGGCGCCGTCACTTTGCAGAAAATACACGCCGCCGGCTGCTGCTCGACACCATCAAGCCTATCGAGGTGAAGCATGTTTAAACAGAACGAAAAGGCTATTTCACAGATTGCGGAATATATCCCGCGCGCCTGCCGGGGTATGCAGCTGCAGGAAGCGAAAGCGCGTCTGGAGAAAAAAATCGCGCTCTATACCGATGACGGCTGTGATGTTGCCGTTCTTGACGCGGCGTTTGCATCAGCTCTTAACAGTCATACGCGGGAGTCTTTTTTTTCGTGCATCGCAGAGCAGCTGCATGAGGGGGCCAAATGACCGAGCAAACCATCCTCGACATGTGCTGTGGCTCCCGCATGTTCTGGTTCAACAAACGAGATACTCGCGCGGTATTCGCTGACATTCGAGCCGAAGAGCACAAGCTGTGCGACGGCCGCCGTCTGGTTATCAGTCCTGACCTCGTTGCTGACTTCCGTGCGCTGCCGTTCGCTGATGCCTCATTTCCGGTTGTTGTGTTTGACCCGCCACATCTTGAGCGCGTCGGCCAGACCGCGTGGATGGGCAAAAAGTACGGGCGCCTGAACAAAAAAACATGGCGTGCCGACATTCGCGCAGGATTCAAAGAGGCGTTTCGCGTACTGCGGCCACATGGTGTGCTCATATTCAAATGGAATGAAACCCAAATCCCCGTTAGCCAAATTATAGCTTTAACAGACGAGAAACCGGCGATCGGCCAGCGCACCGGGAAGAACGATAAAACCCACTGGATCATCTTCGTGAAGGGAGCTGCGGTATGAAAATTAAATGCATCAAAGACACAGAGGGATACTGGACTGAAGGTGAAATGTATCCGGCCCGTGTAGTTGCTGGCGGTTTTGTTCAAGTTGGCGACGATGACGATCCTAATGGCGAAGGTTGGAGCGCTGCACCAATGGAATATCGTGAAGATGGTTCGATCGTTTATCAGGTCGGTGGGATTGAGGGTGATGTGTTGTTCGAGGAGGCCAGCCATGACTGATATCACCGAGCTTACTAGCGTACAAAAAAACGCAAATATTCACCGTTTATCTAGGCTCATTGCCTATGCATCTAACGACGAATTGCGGCAAACGGCTGTTGAAGTTGAGCATTACACGGATCAGCTCATAGAGGCGCTGGAGAAGGCGCAGCAGCGTAACGCCAAGCTGGAGTCTTCTGGTACCGCTCCCGGCATATTGCGCTGCACTGAGTGCTCGTTCGTTCAGACGAAAAACATCATCAGCGTTACAGCAGACACAATTACAACTGTCGAAATCGAACCGGAGCCATGCCCAAATGGTTGTGGGCAGCTTCAGCCTGTCACCTGGAAAGCGCTGGCCATCCAACTCATGTTCACCACTAAACAGGGTCTTTCGGATTTGCTGGAAGCTAAGAAGCGCATAGCAGAGCTGGAGCGCGAACAGGAGCATCTTCGCCCGGTAGGTGTGATGAGCGAGAAGGCATTTCACCGTCTTGAAAACAGTGAATCTCGCTTTATTGCGTTGTGGCCGCGCTCCGGCATCTTTTTGTCACGCAAGCGCCCCGAGGATGGCGTGATCGTTTATGCGCGTACAGCTGCCGCCGCTGGCATCAAGGCGGAGGCTGAGTGATGGGCAAACCACTAAACAAACGCGAACGCGAGTTTTTAAAGCCAGCAATTGTCCACGGCTGGGAAATCGAAATTAGCCCATTACGTAAAACGGCTTTATGGGATGGCGACTCTCTCCTTCCAGTTAGAGTCGGCACCATGGCTGAAAGTCTGATAAAGCTCGGCTATCTTGAGCGAATTTCTATGGGATTCGGCAGGGACATTATCCGAGCGACGGAAAAGGCTAAAAATTTACGTTGTTACCGTTGCTCGTATGGCA